GGGCGGCCCCCCTGCCTCAACTGCCCCGTTCAGGGTAACAAGCACTGGCTCACTTACGGCCACAAGCGCAAACATTACGGGAACGATTAGCACTAGCGACATCACGGCAACAGGCGGAACTATTGGCGGGTGGGGCCTATCTTCCACATCCTTTACTGGTGGAAATACCACTATTGCCGCAACTGGTGACATCACGCTTGGCACTGGGGCAAACGTTGCGCGGCTTTCATCTAGCGACCCTGCGTACCGCTTGTGGCTAGGGGGGGCAACAGCATCAACGGCACCATTTAGGGTCACTAGCACAGGAGAAATGACCGCAACTAGTGCTTCAATAACTGGAACGGTTTCAACAAACAATATCACTGCTACTGGTGGATTCATTGGCGGTTGGTCACTTACTTCAACAAGCCTGACAAATTATGGTGGATCTACTGGTCAGTATGCAGGTATTCTTGATACCGACGCTACTGGGCTTGCATTCTTTGCGGGCGCAACAACAAGCACCGGAACTGGTGCGCAATTCTCAGTTACAAACGCAGGGGCCCTTACCGCAACTGGGGCAACAATCAGCGGGGCAATCACCGCCACGAGCGGCTCATTCAATGGCTCAATTACTGCAAACGCCGGATCAATTGGCGGATGGTCGCTAACTTCAACTTCGCTAACAAGCAGCAATACGACAATTTCCAGCACTGGCGACATCACCCTTGGGACTGGAGCAAACGTTGCTCGCCTCTCCTCAAGCGACGCTGTCTACAGGCTTTGGCTTGGCGCGACTACCGGATCAGCAGCACCGTTTAGCGTTACCAGTACAGGCTCTATTTCCGCATCCGCAGGAATCATTGGTGGTTTTACGCTCAGTTCAACGTCGCTTACCGCAGGAACTGGATCAACGGCAGTTGGCCTTTTGCCTGGTTCTTATCCATTCTTTGCCGGTAGTAGCACTGGGTCGACTGCTCCATTCAGGGTCGGCAACGCAGGAGACCTTACAGCAACTAACGTCACAATTGTCGGAACAGACAGCACTGCGGTTACCACTACCCCGTCTGGAACTATGACTACGGGAAAATTAACTCTCCAGCCAAGCACAAGTCAGGCTGCTTCGCTTATATTTACTGATGGTACGCTTGTTAAAACTGGAACATTCTCCGCAACAAGAAACAGCACAACCGGAAATGTCGTGGTTACATACACAGCAAGCAGCGACATTCTTCTAGGAATGTTTGTTACTACTGCAAGCGCGACTGCCACTCTTGTTGCAACAAATGCAAAAATTATTGCTGTTACTCCTGGTGCAAGTTTTACTTACCAGATGCCGACTGGAACTTCGGTCACCGGAAACCTCACGGGTTTTACTCTATACAAAAGCCTGATTATGCTTGGTGGTGGAATAACCAGGTTTCAACAAACAACAACTGACGCTGGTGCCGTTGCTACTGGATCATTAATTCTTGGAAACAACGATGGCCTTAACAATACTGGAACGGCTCAGTATGCAATTCCAGCAGACGGAGAGTTGGTATTTAATAGCACGGCTACTCCAAAGTATACTGGCGGCGGTAACCTTTATCAAAGTTCGCAAAACGTTCTTCGAACAAGCGGTGCATTTTCAATTGGTACAACCCTTGCAGTTGGATCAACAGTAACTCTTTCTGGAGATGTCGATATCACCAGCACCACAGACGCATCATCAACCGTTGGATCCGGTGCTCTTTATGTTGCTGGCGGTATGTATGTCGCTAAAAAAACTTATCAAATCGGTAATTTTTATGCTAACTATGTAGATGTTGGAACATCAACAAACGACGATAGCGTGCTTATGACTATACCTTGGAGTTCAGGCTCAACTAACACTTATCCTTTGAGGTCTGTTCAATCCGCAGGTGTAGTCACTACAAGCGAAGGAGGATCTACCGGATCCCCATATGGCAACGCCTTAACTGCCAGAAGCGTATACAAATTTGTTTCTCAAAGGGCGTACAAGGAAGAAATTCAAAATCTTTTAGACACTGAAGATATTCTTGAAGCGCAGCCAGTATCATATTATTCAAAAGGTTCCCGCGAAACTTTTGGTGATAAGGCACAAATAGAATATGGTTTTATTGTTGAAGACTTTGCCCCATTGAATAGCATTACCGATAAATACACCGTTAGGGATGCCGACGGTACGCCAATGACTGTCCAATACGATCTCCTGACCGTGCCAATCATTTCTGCCATGCGCTCTCTGAGGTCTAGGATTGTTGCGCTTGAGGCAAAGATTGCAAGGCTGGAAAACGCCTAAGCCGTTGAGTAGTTTTGTTACATCGTGTATGATATGCCACATCAGCGGGGGACAACCCGGAAAGGTAGGAAACCATGAAGTACAAGGTTAAGAGTCAGTTGGACCACGAAGAGAAGGGCGGCATTCTTGACGACTGCGGCCCATCAAGTATAGCCGCATGCGTGTCATGGGCGTTTAAGTACGCTCCGGGCAAGGATTTCTCTGCTGCGGACGGCATCAAGGCTAAGTTTGAGGCCACCGGCCAGGTGGACAAGCAGGGCGTAAGCGACAATGGCTCAACTCTTGCTCAGTTGCTTCTTACGGCAAGAAAACTTGGCGCCGAAGCGCGCTGGGCAAAAGATTGGAACGATGTCATCAACTCCGCTAAGGCCGGTGCGGCTTTGGGCGTGTGGGTTGAGCAGCCGGCTGGTTACCCTAAGGGTCTGGAAGTTTCCGCATGGCATGCAAAGTGGGAGCGCTGGTGGTGGGTTAAGCAGAAGCAGCCTACCCGCACGTATGGCCACATGACTTCAGCCGTGTACGACCCAATTGACGGCTGGCAGTGGGCGTGCCCAACGCGATCTGGCAAGGGCGCCGAGCAGTTTGGCGTAAAGATTGACGAGAAGATTCTTCTCACTCTTGCTGACTCAAAGCGCGTGTCCAAGAAGGACAACGCCCCGGCGTTTAAGCACATCATTATCATCACAGCGCCAAAGGGCTGGGTTGCTCCAGCGCCAGTGGCTCAGGCAGTAGCACCAGTTGCACCGGCACCAGTTGCTGCGGCTCCAGTTGCTCCAGCACCGCAGCCGGCGGCACCGGCAGCATCAGTACCGTGCTCACGCTGTGGCGGCACGGGCGTAGCAAAGTAATAGGAGAACAGAATGTTTGCAAAGATTAAGTGGATTTTTGATAACACTGGTATAGACGAGGCGCTTCTTGAAGCGTTTCGCGTTGGTCTTGCAACCGGTATTGCCGTGATGCTTGCCACCGGTGCTCCAATCCTTGACATGTCCGCGCAGGACTTCCGAACCGTTGCCTCGGGTGCCATTGCGGCAACCCTCCAGGTCATTGTTCGTGCCCTCAATCCAGAGGATACGAAGTTTGGCGTTGGCAAGGCAAAGATTGCCCGCGAAGAGCAGGCAAGCACCGCGCACATTGCCGGTTCTGCCATTGATACCGATGGCGATGGCATTGCCGACCAGTTGGCTGGCAGCCTTGCCGGCGAGCAGGGTTGGATTGATGTTGACGGTGACGGCATCAATGACCTTGAAGAGGAGCCAAAGGCGTAATCGTGGCGAAAGCCGCTAGTGATCGCCCCGATGTCTCGGTAGCCTGGGTAGAAATTGACCAGATTACCAACCATCCTGATAATCCTCGGGATGGAGACGTTGGGGCGATTATTACTTCCATCAGCCAGAACGGCTGGTACGGTGTGCTTATTGCACAGAAATCAACTAACTTTGTGCTGGTCGGCAATCATCGACTCATGGCTGTTCGTCAACTTGGCTGGAAGCAAGTCCCCGTCATCTTCCTGGATGTAGACGACCGCAGGGCGCGCAACATTATGCTTGCGGACAACAGGGTCTCCGACAAGGCTGACTACAACGAGGACTCCCTTGCCGCGCTTCTGTCAGCAGCAGCGGCAGACGGGGACCTTCTAGCAACGGGCTACGATCAGGAAGACGTTGATGCACTTATTGCCTCATCAATGGATACTGGCCCGCTAGACTCAGAGAAGATAGATAAGAAGTGCCCGCACTGCGGAAAGTCACTCAGTGGATCGGCTCGGAGTCGTCCTCGATAATCGGGGCTAGGGCAGAGGCATCTGGCGGCGTGAAACCAGTAGGAACATCCACCCAACGAATACGCATCTCTCCGCTCTCGTCATCGTCAGTCATTGTGCTAATGATGAATCTTGCGGCGGCTTCCAGTGCCCTCTCGGCAGTGGTGGCGGTGTCCTGAATAACGCCCCCGTAGAGCACGTGCCATTTGGCATACGCAGAGTTGCCCGTGTATCGGATAACAATCTCCGTTGGGTGCTTCATCTCCTCAGAGTAAGTCATTGTCATCATCCATCTCAAGGTCATCTCCCTCTGCAAGGGGTAGTGGGGAGACCCCCCTGAGCGGGCAGGTTGCGTCCCAACACTTTGGGTTCTTGTCGTTGTTTGCGCACGAGCGGCACATTGCGTCTACGGAGTTTCTATACAGAGAAATAATCCTGGTTGAGGTTGCGTCTTTTGTTGGGGCGTCAAGCACTTTCTTAATTGTTAAGATGTCATTTTCCATGATAATGACCCGCTCATAGTAAACATCGCGCAGCCGATTGAAGGTCATCTCAACGCCAAGGCTTGCAGCAACCTTTGCAAAGGTGTTAAAGGTCATCCCGTATTTTACTAAGACCTTTGCTAAGACTTCGTTGAATTCCTTGTACGGTGCCGGGTTTTTCGCCTTGTGAGCGCTAACGACATCCCGGATCACTTACTTCGTCTTCTTTTCGCCGTTTCCTTTTGAGGCATCAATCGCGTCATTGGACGACTCTGCCTGCAGTTGCGCAACAATTTTGGTCAACTGATCAATCTCCAAGCGAAGCGCGTCAATCTCCATAGTCTGGGCGCCAATCTTCTTGAACAAGTCTTCAACAGTCATCGTGCATACCTCGTTGCTGAGGTGAAGTAAAAGCCGACTCCACCCACATCTGCGGCATAGACCAGCGCGTCGACCATGTCGTCGTGCTCGCTATTGGGGAATCCTAGCATCTCGGACTCCAACGCGCTAATCCCCGGGCCCCCACGAAGATGGAATACCTTCCCGGCTTCGTACCTGGCGGCAAGAGCACGGGCGCGAACTACTTTGTCTCGGTCCGGGCGGATAGGGCGGGCTGGTAGGCGGGTTTCAGATAGCATTTCGCGCACAAACGTGCTCTGATGCTGTACGGCTTCAATGTTGACTGCCTCAAAGTTTCGCGGGCTGTCCATGTCGAC